GTAATTTTTTAGCGGCTCTCATAACTATCTCCTACGAGTTTTTATAAATCTTTCTAGCAGATTTATTTCTTCTAAAAGACCTATTATTTTTTTGTGATGAAACTGTTAAGTTAGATTTTCGATTGTCTCTAGGATTACCATTTCTATGACTAACGTCTTTCTTGTCACCTTTTGTGACCTTGCCAGACTTAATCATCTTTCTTCTTGCGGTATTCCTACTAGCTCTGTTTTTTTTCTGCTGTTCTTTAGAATGATAATTTTTATATTCAGAGCCATAATTTCTTTTCTTAGAACCAGAAGAAGATATTCTTTTCCCCATGGTTGACCTAGAAATCATTTTATCCAACCCACTACCAGATGAGCTATAGAGCCAACTACACCACCCATTGCAAGCATTACCCAAAAAGCGCCTTTCCATCTATTAGCCTGAGCTTTTAACTCAGATACCTCTTCATGCACATGGCGTACTTCTTCTTGGAGTTGTGTGAGCCTCTCTTCTAATCTAGCTAAAGTTACTTCTACTGCTTCCGACATTAACACTTCCATCTTCTTCTAGCTTGCCTCAAACGACTATTTGGATTCTTAGCCGCCTTTGGAAATTTCTTCATTTGACCAGCAGAACGAGCGCAAAACGATTTACGTCTTTTTGCATCTTTACTGCCCTTTTTTACTTTGCCAGTAACTGCTGTTTGTAATTTACTTCCTGGATTTGCTCTTCTGTAAGCGGCAACACCAGCCTTGGTCATTCCCGCCCCAGATTTAGTGGGACGGAAATTCTTCTTATTTCTTGGTGGCATTTTGCCTTTACGCTCTGCCATGGCAAACCTAGGAGAGAAAAACTGTCACAGAAGAAACAGCAGTTAAATCTAGGTACACGTCAGTATCAAACAGTATTCCTTGGTCAGGAATGTTTACTGAAAAGGTATCAGACGTTCCAAACGAAACATCTAACTTGGTCGTACCACTTGCACCCCCGTCTTTTAATATGACTTGAGGGCTACCAGAACCCGCTGTTTTTACCTGTATCTGCCTTACACGAGCGCGACTAGCAAAGACTGTACCATCAGCCGTTCTCGTTACTGAGAATATATCTGATCTAGACATTACAGTCTCCTATCTTAGGTATCGCCAAAAGGAGTAGCAACTGTTCCAGAACCGATTAAACTTCCTTGTACAAGATACTCTGCAAGAGCTAATGCAGTAACTTCTATGTAAGAACCAACTTTACCGCCTTGTGTGCCGTTGTTGAACGTAATAACATCATTACTTGCGGCTGGTACAAATGCTTTTGTGGTAGAGCCAGTAACAGCTACAGAACCGACAAACTTATCTGTTCCATCTGTTTTGATTTTACCTGAAGTTGAGTTTGTTCCTATGAACAAAGTATATTTTGCACCTATTGTATCTGTTGTAATGGTAGGCAATGTAATCACACCATCTGCATCATTTATTTCAGAGATGCGACCAGCATGAGCGGCAAATGTAAGGGTTGTGTCTTCTGCGGCAATGGCTACAACAGAGCCAGAACCTGAATTTGTCATCCCGTTGTTAGATACAACTGGGCCTGAAAAGGTAGTACGAGCCATATTAATCTCCTTGTCTTGGCTAGTGTCAGCATAAAGCTGTCAAGGTATTAATTCATTATACAATAAAAAAGAGCGACTTAAAAGCCGCTCCTTTAAAAATTTGTACCATAGTACAATCAGACGTTCTTAAGCGCCTGGTGAACCATAGATACCAAGTGGGTCTGAAACACCGAAGCTATAACGCTCACGAGCCTTATAACGAACGTTACCTGTATCAAAGTCACCATCCATAGATGTTGCCATTGGTGTACGCACGAAATGCTTCATTCCGTTTGGTACGTCAGTTGTAAGGAAGAACGCATCTGCGTCAGTCAAGTAGTGATTGACACGATAGCCTTCTGGTATTGAACCATTTGAACGAAGAGCATTCAAATCGTTATCTGCTGTGCCAGTACGCAATTCTGTCTGTAATAGACGAGTTGCAACAAACATCAATGCAGGGGGAACGATTAGCTTTCTTGGGCGAGCCGCAATCAACAGGCCACGCTCATCAACGAAAGCGGCAATATCGATTACCATTTGCTCTAAAGAAGTTTCATTCAAATCCGCATTAGTAGCTAATCTATTGGCATTATTGCCTCCAGCTACAGTTGGGTGAGAAGTGCTAAACAAAGTTACACCATCTCCAGAATTGAAGGTGGTAAAACCATTATTTAACAAGGAAGCCGCCTTTACCTGTTTGGTATAAGCCATACCACGGGCAAGAGCTTTTGTATAACGTGCTGATAGCGCATCATACAAGTTATCTTCCATAGCTTCTTCGGTTACAGAGAAGCCCATTGCAACTGTTTCATGGTTGTAACGAGCTGTGTAGGACTCTTGTGCATTATCAAATGCAATCGCTGAACCTTCTGGTTTTACTGGAGCGGCTCCAAAACCAGATAGCTTTACTTCTTCTTCAAAACTACGATCTGAGTTTTCAGTTTCGTAAATCTCAGCGTGTTCGTTTTCGTACTTTTCATACTCAAGACCGAACAATGCATTTAGACCAGGCAAAAGTTCCTTGAGGAGTTGGGCGCGTGTAATAGCCATTATCTATTCTCCTTAGCTAGAACCAGTTGCAGTAGTCAACTGATGGTAGTTGAACTTACAGACAAGAAGTGGAAAATCAGAACCCTTCTCATCACCTTGGTCGCCACCCAAATAATCTAAAATCCTAATAGGATCTGTATTTGTTGTAGCGATTTCTGAAGCGTCTAGTGCAACACGACTAATCTTTAGAGTAGTATTAGGCGCTGTTTGTACTAGAGTACAGTTTTTACCATAGATATCCCTGGTATTTGCAAAAGAGCCATCTGCTTGGATGACAAATTCCACTGTTGGGTTATCTACGACATAAGCCATGATATCAGAAGCGGCTGTGCTTGCTGGATATAGCTGGCTAAATGTCAACTGGTTAGTATTTGGGTCTGTAAAAGAACATCCCATAAAAATTCCACAAAGGTCTATTGCGGAACTACCTGTTCCAGACTGCTTCTCAATAGTCGTTGCATTACTTGCATTGACCAGTTGCACAATATCGCCTTGAGCGATAGCTGTGCTATAGCCTGAAGCTATTGGGTACTGGCGGAACACTTCCTGAGAACCAGACCCTGCACGAGTTATTGGGCGCAGACCGAAGGGAGCGGCTGTTGAAGACATATCACTTCTCCTTCTAATTAAGCCATTAACAAAACAGTAAGCGCCACATTATGGTCACTTACCAAACGAAGTTTTCGTAGACCTCTCTGGTTGTAAGAGTGGCATACGAGAATCAGATTGACGTAGATAGGTATTATCTACCGAATTAATCTGTTGTGCGTTCATTTCATCATGCGCTTCACGCCTAGATTGAACGTATTCTGTAGAGTTCTCACAAAGTAGCAAGCCTCCAACTTCAACATTACCCTCAAATCGAGAATCGATATCGGGCATTACTTGCAATTCAGGATGATCTTTAGCCTTCACTGGTATCCAACCCTCACGGAATTTAGACGACACATTGGTGTTATCACTCTGACCCAAAGTAGATGTGCGAATCCAGCGATATTCTACACCTTCGCGTGGTTCGGGGGTCGGTAACATGGTCGGTCTTTGCCAGGTTTTTTTACGAGATACATTTTCACGAGTCTCATTGTTGCGTGGGGTTCTATTAGACATTAGAGTTCTCCCTCAAGAGTTGCGCGGCATATTGCTCTGGTGTAATACCAAGTCGCTTTGCGAGGGCGACTTGTGTTGAGGTTAGTTGCACTCTGCGTGGTTTTTTTGCACTCCTATTAGCGGGGGCAACCACGGAACCAGTTTGACGAACAGGTGCTTCTTCCTCATTCTTTTGCTCATCAAACTTGTCTGGGAAACGCTTTCGCATTGCTTCATCGATAGCGTCATAATACTTATCACCATCTTTAACAGGGTCATATCCAGTTTTAATTAGTTTTTCATGAACACCAAATGCAAAGCCTGTCATTTCGGTGTCGTCTCCAAACCATGGATTAGAATCAGCCCATTGTTTTGTTCTGGGGTCAGGCTCTTTTACTTTTTGTTCTTGTTTGACCTCTGGTGCTTTAAAACTTTCTTCTTCAACCTTTTTGGGTTTATATGTATCTACTCTGTATTTTTCATTTTGCAGATTAGATAATTTTTCTTGAGCATCTAGAAGTTTATCTGGGTCACCTGTCTCATAAGCCTCTTTATATTCTTTCTTGGCTTTTTCTAACTGTGCCTCAACTCTTCCTTTTGCTTGCTCAACTAATACACCCTCTCCCTCAGCTAAGGTTTTTTTCAGCTTCTGGTTTTCTTCATGTATTTTTTTAGCATAAGAAACCGCCTCTTCTTGAAGACGAGAAGCTTCTTCTTTTTTTCTTCTTTCTTCGTGATACTCATATTTTAACTGTTTTATGCGCTTTTGTACATTTTCACCATATGTAGATATTTCATCATCTTCTGGCACTTGCACAGGCGCTTCTTCTGAGCGAGGAGGTTTATTCTTATCCTCTACAGGAGTATCATCTATAATTTCCAACTCTAGTTGGCTTTCTGTTTCTTGCACTTCTGCTTTTTCAGCTACTTCATTCATGCTCTTGTATATCCTCTTGGGTCATCGACAACTGCTTCTACAGTATCATCATTGATTAAACGAAACTCTTGTTTATCAATCTTAAACCTTGTGCCAGAATAAGACCGAAATATAACAAAATCACCCTCTTTGCAATATGGGCCGTTTGGAAATCTTTCCTCGTCCCTATAGCAGTCGGGGCCAGCTTTAACAACAAAACCTAATACAGATGCTGTTGTTTCGGCTTGTTTCAAAGAATCTGGCATATATACACCAGTATCTGTTTTCTCTTTGACTTCAAGTGGTTTTATCAGGAGTTTATACCCAGTGGGTTCTGGGATTTTTCTTGCGACTTGTTTATCGACTTTCTTTGTTGCAGAATACATCTGTTTCCTTTGCAGTGATTTAGGTTCACAGTACCTTGCGAGCTATGCTCGATTGGCCTTTTTAATGTTATATACTATTTATTTTAATAATGGAAGAGTTAGTCTTCTTCTAATTTTTTCTCCAAATCTAATATATCTCTTTCTATTAAGGCTAATGCCTCTACTTTACCAACTAGCCTAGTATACTCTTCATGGTTTTGACAACCCCCACTGGCCATATGATCAGCAATATCATTCATATAAGTTCTAATCTTCTCTTTTATTAGTTGCATCGTTTATTTCTCTATTTATCTCACGGGCTATTTCTATGCCCTGTGTGATATCCTCTCGTAAGTTTTGATTTTGTTCTGAAGCTACCTGAACGCCTATCTTCACGCCCTCTCGCTTCTCCTCAGATTCTATGCGCTCTCTTTGTACTTCTATATTACCCATCTTAGCTTGCGTATCTGTCTGTAACTTAGCAATATCAAGATTTTTCTTATGTTCAAATTCTTTTTCCTTGAGAGCTAACTCACGCTGTTGAATTTGTGTAAGTGGGTCTTGTTGTTGTTGCATAGCTTTTTGTTGTGCCGCTTCTGCTTGGTTCTTGTTTAGAAGTTTTTCTGATGCCTGAGCCGCTAGTCTAGATATCTCTAGTTCAATATCTTCTGGTAATGGCTGTTCTTCATCTGGCATAGAAACGCCTAGTTGCTTTTCGATTTCTTTGCGATATTGGAAAGCAACGTGTTCTGTTATATGTGCCGACATAGCAGATTGTATGGCTCCAGCAAATGGAGACTGACCCACTATTTCTTGTAATTTAGGGTCTTGTGCGGCAGATATATGTACTTGTATGTGTGCCTCATGGTCTTGATACTTAAATGCTTTTACAGGCTCTTGTTTTAATATAGCCATGTTTTCTGTTACTGGGTCTGATGCTTTTACATCTTCTGGTAGTTTTACTATTTGTTCGGCATCTTTGATTCCCAACACTTCTAGCATCTGTCTGTGTAGTTTACCCATATCGTATAGATTAGGCGCTTGTTGTGCTAACTGCATAGCGGCCTGATACTGTACCACCCTTTGAGACATAGTAGATGCATTTGGGTCTGATACAGGTATGATATCTACTCTGTCATCAAAATCTTTTTTTCTGTCGAACTCTCCATCTAACTCATACGAGTATTCTGACCCCATGTAATCTTTTATTATTTTACCAAGCAAACGTAGCTCTCGTTTTAAAGATGCATGTAGTCTTGCCTGTACACCTGACATCACCTTCATGCTTCTTTCCATGAGTGCCAGTGTCGTACCCACAGGAGCTTGTGGATTCAAATCACCCACTTGCATATCTGCAACAGAACCGATTCTTCTTCCTTCATCTACAATATTACCCAATAGCTGATACAGCACGGCAGATGGCTCTTTGTATGGCAAGAAAGCGATAGAATCTCGTATTGCACCACCAGGAACATCTACATCTCTAAACTCACCAGGCATTAGAGGAGAGTCATCACCTTTAATACGAAGACCTCTTGCTTTTAATCCAGCGGGTAAATTTGATAATGTACCAGCATCGATAAGCTGTCTTAAGATACTGGTTGCACTTTTTGCTAAACCACCGATTAAATGTATTAGACCTGTGCCATAAAAGCCTAAACCTGGCAGATATCGGTAATGTACAAAGTGTTGTCTTTTGCGTTTCTTCTGGTCTTCTTCATACCAGTTTCTTCTGATAGACAAAATAGTTAGGCTCGATTTATCTATGGTGACGATATAGGGTCTTGCGATACCATCTGGGTCATTAAATGGCTCAGGTAAATCTAAATCAACGTGCATCTCCAGTATGGTGTGTCGGTCATCTTCTTCTATGACGGCT